CCGGGCACGAGCACGGCATGGCCTACAAACTGCTCAAGCTGCCGGCGGACAAGGCCGCGTGGGCGTGGGCGGAGTTCGAGCGGGCGCAGGCGTGAGCGAATTGCGCGTCATCCTGCCGTGGCCGCCGCGGGCGCTGTCGCCGAACTGCCGGCCGCCGCATTGGTCTGTGCTAGCCAAGGCCAAGCGTGCGTATCGTGCAGCGTGCCACGTCGAGGCGATGGCGGCAGGGTGGCGCAAGGGCGTATTCGCCGCAGACGACCGGCTGCACGTGCGCCTGGTGTTCGTCCCGCCCGACCGTCGTCGCAGGGACATGGACAACCTCATCGCCGCGATGAAGAGCGGGCTCGACGGGCTGGCCGACGCGCTCGGCGTTGACGATAGCCGTTGGACGCTGACATGCGGGGTCGAGGATGGCATCGGCGGCATGGTGCGGGTTTGCGTTGGGGGTGCTGATGCGCCGTGATGCATTCGAGCGCCACTTGCGCGCCGCCGATTCGCGCGATCTGACGCCCCGGCGCGACGCATGCGACGTGGATCGCCTGACCGCCGCCGGGATGGTCGCGCAGTATCACGGACTCGGGATGGCGCTGTACCGGCTCAAGTACCTCGGCGACGGCGAACAAGCCCGTGATTGTCTGCTCGGCGTGTACCGGCTGCTGCGCGCCTACATGGAGCGCCGACGCATCAAGGGCCGGGCGCTCGACATCGCGCGCGAAGTGCTGGTTTGGTGGGCGGACGATCTGTGCAGGCGCTGCGACGGGCGCAGACTCGTGCTGATTCCAGGCACCGGACGACTGTCGGCCAGGCCATGCCAGCACTGCCGAGGCTCAGGCATCGAGCCGCTGGCCGGCGACGCATTCGAGGCCCGCCAGTACGCCGCGGCGCGCATCGACATCATGGTTTCCGCCGCGCAAGCGGCATTGCAACGGCGCGACAGGTAGCGCCACAACCGAAGTACGACAAATGGACGAAAACCAAACGACCCCCCACATTTTTGCGGCCGACAATGAACGCATGGCGGCGCTCGCTGACCGGATCACAAACTCGGAGACGTGCCTGTTTGGTGGCCGGCTCATGGTTGTGTGCCTGACGCTCGACAACGGGCACCTCGTCACAGGCGAATGCTGCAAAGCCGACGCGGATGGGTTCGACGAGGCGTTCGCGATGCAGATCGCGACGGGGCGCGCGTTGGAGAAGGTGCTTGTGCTGGAAGACTTCGCGAGGCGCGAAGCTACCATGAAGGGCGGCTCGCAATGAGCGCGCGCGTCGAACCGCGAAGTAGCGTAGAATCCAGCCAGCAAGCCACATCGCCGGGGTGAGCCCGGTACAAGAACAGCGGCGGCACTCTCACGAGAAGCGCCGCTGTTCCCGACTGAAGCCCGCCTGAGCACCCGCCCGGCTGGCTTTTCCGTTTCTGATCCAGCGCCAGCGCATCGCCGCTGGCGTTGCGCTTCAGGGCCACATGCGTCAGCCGGCGGTAGCCAGACACCGGCAGCCAGCCACGAACAGAGGATCGCCGCGGGCGTGCCCGAGGGGACTATGCACGCGTCCGCAGCGGTCACGCGCTGAATCCGGCGGTGGATCGCGGGGGCTGGCACCCACGAGAGGATTGCCATGCCATTCCCAACGACACAAGACGCCCGCGCCGCCGCGTCCGTGCCGGCGGTCAACTATGAGCGCGTCGAGGACTCGCTTACAGACCACCAGGCATACATCGCGCTCGTGGACCAGCTCGCCGACATGATCGACGCGATCGACGCCGGAAGTGCCGCGCATCTGTCCGTTGACGGCTACGCGGGCGGCACAATGCTCGTCGCAGGCGCGGATGCCAGGGCAATGCTCGTCACTGCACTGGATGCCGCCGTCGCCAGCGCCGTCGCGCTCGGCACAACGCTGAGTGGAGTGGTCTCGGAGTTGCCGCCATGAGCAAGGCAAAGCCGGCAAAGCGGGGGGCAAAGAAGGCGCCGGCAAAGCCGCTCACCCCGTGGCAAGCGTGGTCAGCCGATCCAGAAGCCGCGCTGCAAGACTTGGTGCAGTCAATCAGTACGGGCACCAGTTTGCGGCGATTCGCGGAAGAGCGCGCGCTGCCGTTCACAAACGTCCGGCGGTGGATCGACGCAGAACAAGGCCCGAACGGTCGCGCGGCTCAATACGCGCGCGCGCGGGAAGACCGTGCCGATCACTACGCTGACGAGATCGTGGCGATCGGCGACGAGGCGACGGTCGAGGACGTGCTGGACGCAAACGGCGAAGTCGTCGGCGTGCGCTTCGACGCCACGGCTGTAGCCCGCAACCGGCTGCGCATCGACGCGCGCAAGTGGGTGGCGTCGAAGATGAAGCCGAAGGTGTACGGCGAGCGCACGACCGTTGCCGGCGATCCCGAAGCGCCACTCGCCGTCAGGTCTGCCGTGACGCTCACGAACGAGCAGCTGATGGCGATAGCCGCGTCGGGCCTGCCTGCGGTGAAGGCAGATGGCTGAGGTTACGCCGCAGATGGCTGCTGCCGAGTTGCTGCGCCGCCAGCGCGCGGCGGCGAGCCTCGTCGAGTTCGCGCAGGCGATCGACGTTCCGGGCCGGCCTGCCAGCGAGTCGCCGGACGAGTGGTTGTTTCACCCGGTCGAGACGACCGTCGCGACGCATCACCGGGTCATGATGGCGTGTCTGGAGCGGGTTCACACGCGCGAGATTTCGCGCCTGATGATTTTCGCTCCGCCCGGCAGCGCGAAGAGCTCGTATGCGAGCGTGGTCTACCCGGCGTATGCGATGGGCAAGCGCCCAGGCAGCCGCATCATCCTCGGCAGCTACGCCAGCGCGATTGCGTGGAAACAGAGTCGGCGCACGCGGCAGATTGTGCGCAGCGACAAGTACCGGCCGATCTTCGACACCGGCTTGGTTGCCGGCAATCAGTCGGTCGAAGAATGGGCGCTCGACAACGGCAGCGAGTACATGGCCGGCGGCATTCTGGCGGGGATGACAGGCAACCGCGCAACCGACCTCATCATCGACGACCCGGTGTCAGGCCGCGAGGACGCCGAGAGCACGGCGATCCGGCGCAAGACGCGCGAGAGCTACGAGGACGACCTGAGCACGCGACTGGTGCCGGGCGGCGCAACGGTCATCATCCAGACCCGTTGGCACCAAGACGACCTGGCCGGCGGCATCCTGCCGGTGGACTGGGAGGGCGAGAGCGGGCTGATCCGCTGTCGCGACGGGCTCGACTGGTTCGTGTTGTGTATCCCGGCTATTGCCACCCGTCCTGACGACCCATTGGGCCGCAAGATCGGCGAGCCGCTTTGGCCGGAGTGGTTCAAAGGCGACCACTTCGCCCGGTTTCAGGGCAACCAGCGGACGTGGAGTGCGCTGTTCCAGCAGCAGCCGACGCCGGATACGGGCGACTATTTCCTGCGCGAGTGGTTCGATTACGGCTACGAGCGGTTGCCGGCGCAATTGCGGGTGTTCGGCACGTCTGACTATGCCGTGACGCCCGGAGGCGGAGACTTCACGGAGCATGCCGTCTGGGGACTCGACGACAACAACACGCTCTATGCGATCGACTGGTGGCACGGCCAGACCAGTTCGGATGTTTGGATTGAGCGTCTGGCAGATCTGATCGTCCGGTACGAGCCGCTGTGCTGGATCGGCGAGTCGGGGGTGATCCGCCGCGCGGTCGAGCCCTACATGACGAGTCGCCTCGTTCACCGGCAGGCGATGACACGCCTCGAATGGCTGCCGTCGATCGGAGACAAGCCGGCCCGCCAGCGCGGTTTTCAGGCGATGGCAAGCATGGGCAAGGTGCGCTTTCCGAAGCGCTCGACGTGGCATGAGCGCGTGGTCGAGCAGCTTGTGCGCTTCCCGGCGGCAACGCACGACGATGCCGCAGACGTGTGCGGCCTGGCCGCGAACGGCATCGGCCTGGTCGGCCGCGTCAATCGCGTCAAGCCGATCCCCGCCTCGGCCATCGTGGACTACGCGGTGCACTCAGAGATGGGAATGTAGATGGTTGCACCCGACACCACGCCACGCCGCCTGCGCAAGAAGCCCGCGCAGCCAGCACCCGAGCCGTCGCGCTACGCGGACGAGCAGTCGCGGGCGGATGACGAGGCGGCGCAGCGCAAAGCGATCCTCGCCAACACGGTCAACAACCGCATCCGCGAGGCCAAGGCAGCGCGCGAGAACTCCGGCATCGAGTACCAGTGGCAGGACGACGACGACCAGTACAACGGCGTCGATGACGTGACCGGCGGCGGGTATCAGGGCCGGCGCACGAGCGGCAATCAGCAGCCGAGAGCGGACGGCAGATCGCGGGTGTTTCTCAACATCACGGCGCCGAAGACGCAGGCCGGCGTCGCGCGGGTGAAGGAAATGCTGCTGCCCACGGATGACAAGCCGTGGGACATCGAGCCGACGCCCATTCCAGAGCTGAGCGACGAGGCTGACGCCGACCCGCAGCGCCAGATCACGCTCGGCGACGGCACGACCGCGAAGGCCGAGGATGTGGTGGCCGTCGTGCTCGACAAGGCGCGCAAGAGCGCCGAAAAAATGGGGCGCTGGATCGAGGATCGATTCGTCGAGGGCGACGTGTACGCGCAGATGCGCCTCGTGATCGAGGATGCCGGCCGCATCGGAACCGGCGTGCTCAAGGGGCCGTATGCGGTTGCGCGCAAGGATCGCAAGTGGATCACCGACCCGGCAAGCGGCATCACGGCTCTGGCGGTGCATATCCGCAACGAGCCGACATCGCGGCGCATCGACCCGCGAGACGTGTTCCCCGACCCGAGCTGTGGCGAGAACATCCACAACGGCAGCTATTTCGTCGAGCGCGACTACCTGACCGGCCGCCAGCTTCGCGAACTGGCACTGACCGACGGCTACGACACGGCGGCGATCGTCGAGGCGCTGAAAGAGGGTCCGCGCAACCGGCGCAGCGACAGCGACAACAGCGCCAGCCTCGACCGCATCGGCATGACCGCAAACGACAGCGCGGTCTACGAGGTGTATTACTACTACGGCGACTGCGAGCCGTCAGACCTCGCGCTGATGGGCGTTGGGCTGTCGGGCGACGAGATGCTGCTGCTCGGCGTGCCGGCCGTCGTGACGATGCTCAACGACCGCCCGATCAAGGCGATCGTCAACCCGATGGAGACGGGCGAGTTCCCCTACGACTTCTTTCCGTGGAAGCCGGTCGCCGGCCAGCCGTGGGGCCGCGGCATCCCATTCATGATGTCGACGGCGCAGAAGATTCTGAACGCCGCCGTGCGTGCGCTGCTGGAGAACGCCGGCTTGTCGGCGGGCGCGCAGATCGCGATCACCGAAGGCGCGCTCAAGCCGGTCAACGGGCGCTATGAAATCGTCGGCCGCAAGCTGTGGAAGTTCACGCCCACGGTGGAGATGAACGACATCACGAAAGCGATGGCGGTTTTCAACATCCCGTCGATGCAGCAGGAGTTGAGCGCCATCATCCAGTTCGCCATGCAAATGGCCGACGAGATGACGAATCTGCCGCAGTTGATGCAAGGGCAGAACGATCGCGAGGGCCAGGCGCAAGCGCCGCAGACCTTCGGCGGCATGACGATGCTGATGAACGCCGCGAATGCGCCGCTGCGCGTGATCGCAAAGCAGTTCGACGACTGCATCGTGACGCGCCACCTGCGCCGCTACTACGACTGGGGCATGCAAAGCGATTCGGTGCCCAAGGAAGCCAAGGGCGATCACCAGATCAAGGCGCTCGGCTCGACGGTGCTGGTGCAGCGCGAAGCGGCGCGCGAGTTCCTGGTGCAGGGCTACCAACTTGCGGCCGACCCGGACCTCAACATCGACAAGGAGAAGTGGTTCGCGGCGCTCGCCAAGAGCTACGGGTTTGCGGTCGGCAACATCCAACTCGGCGAGGACGAGAAGAAGCAGCGCCAGCAGCAGCGCGCACAGGCGCAACCGCCGCAAGACCCGCGCGTGCAGGCCGCAATGATCCGCGCCAAGTCCGACGCCGAAACCGAGGCCATGCGCAGCAAGTGGCAGCAGGCCGAGATTGCGGCACGCGCCGAGGAAGGCCGCAACGAGCGCGCCCTGCAGGCGTCGATCGCCGAGACGCAGCGCGACATCCAGATCATGAAGTCGGCGGACGCCCGCCAGCGCACCTTCGAGCAGATCAAGGCCGATCTGACGAAGGCGGCGATGGGCAACCGCATCAAGACGACCGAAATGAATCTGAAGCTGTCGCCTCGCAACAAGTCGGGGCTTGGCATCTGATGGCCCTGACCACGAAGGACTTCGCCAGCGGGACATGGACCCGATTGGAGAAGTACCTGCGCGCCGAACTGGAGACCGCGCGCACGCAGCTGGAGTCGCACCTGTTGAGCGACACGGCGAGCGCGCGCATTCGCGGCGACATCGGCCGCATCCGATCCCTGCTGGCTCTGGCATCGCCGGACACAGCGACCGCCCCCGGTTCCCGCGCGAGCGGCAATCGGGCAGACGACGAGGCCGAATAAGCCTCACCACCGAAGACCATCATGGACGACAACCTGAACGAGCAGCCCGCCACCGACGATCAAGCGGCGATGGAAGCCGCGTTCGCGGCCGGGTTCGACGACGAGTTGGAATCGCCGCTGCCTTCCTTGCAGGAGCCAGCGAAAGCCCAGCCGACCGCCGAACCAGCGGGCGATCAGGAGCCGCAAGAACCCGCACAGGAACCCGCACAGGAACCGGCGAAGGCGCAGGAAAGTGCGCCGCCGGCCGACCCCTACGAAGGATTGCCCGAGCCCGTCAAGCGCGCGCTCGCGGCTATCCCCGCGCTCGAAACCGAACTCCGTCGCACCACCGGCCAGGTCCGCGCGCTGCAAAGCGCACACGACCGGGCCGCAGCAGCCGCGCAAGCCGCTGCCGAAGTGGCGCCACGAAGCGCCGCGCACGAGCAAGTCGCCGAGACGCTGCCCGAAGTGCTCGCCACGATCGAAGAGGTCGTCGCACAGCGCTTGAAGCAGCACGCTCAGACACCAGCGCCTGAGCCGCAGCAGCAAGACACCCGCCTGCCGGACGAAATCCGGCTCGACGAGGGTTTCCCGCAGTGGCGTCAGATCGCGTCGAGCAACGACTTCAAGATGTGGGCGGCAGTGCAGGAGGACGCCCGAACGATCCAGTCCACGCAGGACATGGTGACGTTCATGGGCGCCATCACGCGGTTCCAGGCACATCAGGCCGCCCGAGTGGCCGTCCAGCAGGAAGCAGAGCGCCAAGCCGCGCTGCGCAATTCACGGATCGACGCATCGCTGACGCCCGCACGCGGCGCACCGAGGCGGCCCGCATCCACCCCGCAAACCGCAGAAGAGGGTTTCAACTCGGTCTGGGACTGAGTGACGCCCGGAAGGAACAATCATGAGTGACTTGCAACGCCTCGCCACGCCGCAAGCGGCGCGGATCGGGCGCATCAACGGGCGGATTCTGAAGACCGTCCAGTTCCAGGAAGTGATCGGCAAGTGCTGCGTCTCCGCCAAGGAGCGCATCCCGAAGAACCACGGCGACACGGTTGTGTTCCGCCGTTGGCTGCCGGCTGGCGCGACCGCCGCCTCGCCGAACATCATGTCCGCCAACCCGCAGGACTATCAACTGGTCGAAGGCGAAGCGCCGCAGGCCAAGACGATGGAAGCGCAGGACGTGACGGCGACGCTCGTCGAATACGGCGTGCTGTACCGCTACAGCAACCGCGTCGCCGACATGTACGAGGACGACGTTCCGGCGCAGATGGTCAAGCGCGTCGGCCAGGAGATGGGCCTGCTGCTGGAGAACGTACGCTACGGCAGGCTCAAGGCCGGGACCAACGTGTTCCGCGCCGGCTTCGTTGCGGCGCGTTCCAGCATTACCGGCAAGGTCAGCCAGAACCTGTTCACGACGGTCGCGCGTTCGTTCAACCGCAATATCGCGCAGATGATGACGGAGATGCTCAAGCCGGGGCCGGCCATCGGCACGACCTCGGTCGAGGCGGCTTACGTCGTCGTGTGCAGCGGCGATCTGGAGGGCGATCTGCGCACGCTGTTGCCGAACTTCACGCACAAGTCCGACTACGGCACCTACGCGCCGATCCACCCGAACGAGATCGGGAGTTGGCAACAGTTCCGCTTCGTCACGTCACCGCATCTTTTGCCGTATCTGAACGCGGGCTCGACAACGACGGCGAATACCGTGCTGGCGGGCGGCATCCCGAACGCTACGGGGGCGGAGACCGCAGACGTGTACCCGATGATCGTCATGGCCGAAGAGGCGTTCGGCGACGTGATGCTGCGCGGGATGGAAGCGATGCAGGCGCGTCACCAGGCGCCCAACGTCATCGACAGCGGCAACCCGCTCGGCCAGCGCGGGCACGTCGGCGCGACGACCTACTTCACGGCGGTGCGGCTCAACGAGTTCCACATGGCCGTCGTCGAGGTCGCCTGCGGTTCGTACAGCACCTGATCAACGAGAGGGGCTTCGGCCCCTCGTTTCAACCTCACAAGGAGTTTTCATCATGACCATTTCTGCACGCGACAACTTCTGCTGCGGCAGCGCGGGGCTTGCGATCGGCTCGACGAACACGCAGTTCTCGACCGCCCGCGCCGTGACCGTCGTCATCAACGGCCGCGCCTACAACGTCGCTGCCGACGCGACGCAAGCGTTCAGCGCGGCAACCGCGCTGGCCGCCAAGCAAGTCTGCGCCTTCTTCATCCTCGCGGATGCGTCTGGCGTGCTGACGAGCCAGCAGTCGGCGATCAAGCCGGGGCCGGACGCCACGTCAGACTACTCGCCGGGCGCCTTCGAGTGGCCCGACGTGCCGGACAAGGCCGTTGTCGGCGCAGTCAAGGTGGCGTCTGGCGCGTCGGCGTTCACGCCCGGCACGACCGCGCTGACCGGCGGCACGGTGACGGTGACGTACATCGACGCTGCGTTCGACTACGGCAAGCCGATCGCCTACTGAGCATGACGGGGCTTCGGCCCCGTCTTTCAACGGAGTACGCACATGGACACACCCGAACAACCCCGCCGCGGCCCAGGCCGCCCATCCAACGCCGAGAAGGCCGAGAGGACAGCCATGCAAAGCCGCGCATCGGACGCCATCAATCACCCGGTCAACTCGGGCTCCAACGTCAATTTCGAGTCGGCCGAGTACGTGCCGGACTTCGATGATGTGGTGGACTATTCGCATCTGAAGTTCGCGATCGTCAAGCCGCAGCTCGTCGTCACCGGCGAGCGCGAGTTCAAGGACCTCGCCGAGCAGGAAGCGTTCATGCAGGACCGGCTCGTCATCATGATCCACCGCAGCGGCGACAAGCGCCAGCCTCGACTGGTTCCGGCCGGGCTGAACGGCGATCAGGTGTTCCTGCCGCGTGGCGTGAAGGTTCGCGTCCCGCGCGGCATCGTCGGCTCGCTGCTGCAATCGCAGGAAACCGAGTTCACGACCGAAGACGTTGCGGACCCGAACGCCGACCAGGGCAAGCGCGTGGTCGCGCACAACGTCCC